GCTTGGACTTGGTTGGCATCAATCTGCTCTTTCCTCAAATCGCATCCCCAATAATTCAATCCGAGTTTATGAGCCACGATACCACGAACGGAACCACCAGCAAAAGGATCAAGCACAAAGCCACCGGGCGGGCAAAACCAACGATAGACAAGCTCGCAGAGAACAGGATCGAAAATAGAAGTACCAGATTCCCCGGTATCGCCAACGGGTTGGTTGTCTTGACCAAGCCATTTCGAATTTGCTCCCGCTCCACCTGGGACCAGTCTATTTGTTTTTCCACATCCTATCTTGTGTCCAACCCCATCACCGCGTTCACGTGTTGAACAGTCACACGCCGGCCTAACAGCCCCTCCTAGAGAAGCCCCGCCCCGCCCCCCGCCCAACCTCACTCTTAATCCCAAAAGACAACCACCATCTCTTTCTCTTTTGCCACCACCCCTCTCTCGCATTCAACACAGAAAATGGAGGGACAATAAATCGACGACTCAACTCATTGTGTCGTGGTAACTCAGAAGAATCAAATAGTAATCCATCCTTCGCCATCAGATTTCTTCCTTCTCAAACCAGTTCGTCTCGGCGACCTCTATGTCTATGTTCAATGGCACTGTTATCCACTGCCATGCTTCCCGCAACAGCACGGTTGCTATCACTGTCACCTTATCTATGAATTCTTCATACTCGTCACGGTGCACATCGCAAAGCATGCTATCGTGGATCTGCCCGACAACCTTCGACCGCATCTTGTTCTTCGCCAACCACTTCACAGTCTCAATCAAACACCACAGTAAGCAATGAAATGCTGATCCCTGTACCGCGTGATTGATGACATCATTTTTCTTGTAAAGTCCGCTTTCGCGAATCGCGGACATGATCCATAAACGTACCTTCCTCCGTTTTGATCCGTCCAGTTTTCCAATCCGACACTACCTTCCCAAGCTTGTGTATCCCTTGTCTTGATAGGTGCTCCTTCAATGGTATTCCATCTACCGACAATTTCATCATGCTTATCGCTTCCCACAAGCTGGGAGCACACTGTGCAAAATAGCTGCCATAAAACTCAGGAAAAATAAACTTGTTCTTCGCACAATACCGGATGTCTTTTGTCACCTTGTTTTCTTCAAGCATGTACAGCTCAGCAGCCAAGGCTAAATGGAAATCATACCCACTCTCCAAGTATTTGATCATCCTCGGATCTCGATGGTATGCTGCACTGATCGAGACTTCCAACTGCTTGAAGTCGATTTCTACCAACACATATCCATCTCTGGGTATGAAGCAGCGACGAATCAGCTTCCCAACCATCTTGTCTCGTATCGGGATATTCTGAAAATTGGGACGACTGCTGGAGCTTCGATACGTGATCACCTTGTGAAGATCAAAGAAGGGATGAAGCAATCCCCTCACCACCTCTCCGCGTATACCCAAAAGGTATGTGCCATGCAACTTTTCCAACTTGGCAATTTCCAAATAATCTCGAACAAAAGGCAGATCCAATCTCTCCAACGAAAGCTTGTCTGCTTTCTCACGCTCCCCCTTCTTGGTTTTCTCTCCATGCAATTCATGGCCCATCTTCTTCAATACTTCGATGAGCTGATCGCGAGAACCCAATGATGCCTTGGACCCAAACCTCTTCACCCATTCCTTCCATTCATCATTCTTCTTCAGGCCATCGTTCAAATCATCGATGCGATCCTTCACCCTTCGGATCGTCTCGTCGAGCAGAGCAACGTCGATCCGAATGCCATTCTCCTCAACCCGTGACAATGCAATCGATCCCTCATGCATCAATCTCCGTGCGTCTTCTCGAACAGCTACCATCCCAACCTCATTCTGATGCTTTTATACTCTTCGATCTTGATATACCTGAAATCAACCTCTTCGCAAATATCTTGCGATTCCCTTTTCTGCACTCCACACAAATTCTATTGCCCGCCCACTTACTGAGAAACTTCTTGTCACATTTCAAACAAGCTCGCATCACTAGACTCATCACTTCATTCCTTCCAGATCCTTCTGCTGCTTGCAAAACAAATGCCAACACAAGAGAGAATCCAACCCATTGTAAAGAAGCAAATCCCGCATGCTAGCTTGTCGTATTCGATTTGGAGTGTTCGACCCTCCTTCCAAATATGGACCAACACTCTCGTCATACAATGGCTGCCCAAGCCGAACAAATGACTGAAACTTCAACCCAGAAATCCCACGCCGATTATCCAACACGTGAGCCGTCTGCATCGTGCACCAGAACCATCCTCGTACGAGCGTCTCCAACATAGACCGGCTCCACCGATCTTCGAACTTCAGATTGTGTGCTATCTTCGGAACCGAAGATTGAAGAAATTCCACCACAGCCCTGCGTGTCTCAGACACGATTGGAAAAGCAATCGTTTCTTCTCCATTCGACAATGAGCATGATACAATCTCAGCACGATGAGATTCAGGCTTGAGCATGTTCGTTTCAAAATCAAAAGCTACAGGAACATCAAGCTGAGAATAAACCAGCAACTCAATTGCCTTTGCAGCTTTACCACCATCCATTTCTATCCGCACCTGCTTCTCATACTCAGGTACTTTCTTCCATGGCCTGTCCCTCAATGCAAAGGCTTGTTCCAAGTGCTCGCGAAACATGATCGAAACCACTCGTCCTCTCTCTTTGTTCTTGGTCTTTTGCTTCTCGCTCTTTTCTTCATAGCTTCTCACGTAGGATGGACAAAATACCGGACACACCCACGCATTCAGTTGCTGGCTCGGAATCCTCCAACCTGCCCACTGCTCCATCCCTCCCGGTTTCTCTTTCCAAAGCCATCCCATCAACGATGAAACAGAAAGGCTGCCCATTGCCAATATCATCCTGGGATTCAATTCGCGAATTGTCTTCAACAAATTGGATCGACAATCCATCACTTGATCGTGCGACGGTTTGCTTTCAGGGCAACAAATCACGGCACTCGTCTTCCAACAGTCTTGGTCAAGATCCACGTCTATCTCTCTCAGACAACGACGCAGCATCTGACCTGCTGGACCTACCAACTGTCTGTTCTTTCTGTCTTCTTCTCGACCAGGATATTCTGTTATCACCAATACGCCTGCCCTACCCTTGCCAGTGACTGTCATCTTCGGGAAATCACAGTTTTTACAAAGACCACAATGCCCACAACGAGCCAAACGCGGATCGTTCTTCAATGGCTTCAGGGTATGAGAAGGAAGCAATGGCATTAAGAATCCACCTCAGAGTCGGAAGTAAACAAGCAACTGATATACACATAGTTTTCACCAAACACCTTGAGCTTCGTTTCCCCGATCACGCAGCGAGATGCTCTGCGACAAACCTCTTTCAACAGACGCGGAGCAGTGCGAAAAGAAACAGGCTCGCCATGGTACTCTACCCGCTGCCTTTCTTCGTACCAACCAACTGAACCTTCTGCTCGGAGAAGCAGCCGTGAAGAATTCAAATTGATCGTCAGTCCCGTGAGGTTGTCCTTACTGCTTGCGAACACCTCTGCCTTTTGTATGGCATCCTCCAAGCCCTTTGGCAAAACCCCTTCCTGGCCGTCCACATTCAACAATGGGCCCAACTTCATGTAGTCCTGATCCCATCGACGACAGCTTGCTTGCAGTCCGGATGAATTGCGTACATGCAACCAAGAATCTGACAAAGACCATTCTTCCAAATCCAGCTTGGCAATCTTCGTGAGATCATCTTTCCTCACCAATACTGATCCAGACAACCCTGTAGGAAGCCTGTACCTGATTGCCTGAAAGTTGTCACATGCTTCGATGCCTTTCGGCGTGATGTGTATGCAGCACAGGGTAAACAAACTTTCGCCAGTGCCGGCAACCTGTCCGACCGTCTCGACCGCCTCGGCAAAACCATTCGGTACAGACACCCAATTCTTTGGCATCTCTATCTCGTCGACTGGACTCGTTATAGAAAGCTGTACACGAATGCCAGCTCTTCTCGTTTGCTTCATACGCAAAAGCAATTGGTCTTCTGCCCCGTCCTTACCTCCCATGGATACATCCAACTCGTCATCGGTCAGCTTGGATAACAAATTCCGAAACTCAGCCGATGGTATGGCACATTCCAAAGTTCTCATGCCATCTGGAAGTTTGACAGAGCAACTCACATTGTCATTGAAAGTATGAAGCCTGCCCCTTCGCAAGACGTAAGATGATGACTGCTCGATAACATCTTTCGATGACAACCCAGGCTCGACATAAGCCAAGCACTTCAATAGATCATCCCTCTTAACCATTCCCATGATTATACTCCTTCTTTTACATTTTCTTGTTAGCAGGTCCCACCTTGAATCTCTTTTCGATAAACAGGTATCTCTTTGGGAGCTTCCACCCCTAAACACACCTTGTTTCCTTTTACCGCCAGAACTATGATCGTGATTTTCTCATCAATAACGATCGATTCATTTCTCTTGCGACTGAGAATCAACACTTTTTCTCTCCTCCATGATAAGTAAATCCCCCTGTAACATCCCTGTTATCAGTCTCCACTATAATCTACCCATATCACTTTTTTCCCTTCCATCTGAAGTAAGCCAAACAGCACCCCTGCTTTCACTATACGATTCAACATCGAGACTGATGCCTGAAAGTTCTCTTTCCTTCCCTGATGCTTCCACTTTGCCTCCACCTCTTCAGCAAGGCGTTCTATTATCCCGCCATCCTTGTGTTCTTGCAATACACGCACTGCAATCTCATCCCGTCCAAGCTTCCTCTTCTTCCCCGTTCCACTCCCTTTCTGTCTGGCCTTCAAAGCCTTGAGTCGTTCCTGCAAGCTACGAATCTCACTGTCTTCGCCACCTTCCACCTTTGTACTTGCCGGTACTTCGCCTTTTGAGTCCTCAACCTTCTCGTCTTTCTCAGACTTCGATTCCTTCTTGCTTCTCTTTATCACCTCTGCCGCCGACATCTTTACCGTGAGATCATCCACTGACACCGACCACGTCTCACTACCTCGATCTCGTACCAAGACAGTGTCCTCAGAAAGAATCTCATCCACGATGCCCTTCCATTCATCCATCTCCTTCTCATGCACAAGTACTCTGTCCCCCACGCTCCGCGGATTTCTTCCCTTGATTGCCTCCTCTTCATCTTCTTTCATCTCTGCCACACACTCTGCCCCTTCATCCTCCTCCTCTCCATCGAAGACATCACTGTCACTTCCGATGGTGATCTCCTTCCCCGCATTTTCTTTGCTGCCCAACCGGTTCAACGTTGACACTACCTCGTTACCAGTCGGGTCAAACTCACCAGTACGATACAGTGTAACAAGCTCGCCCAGCTTTCTGACCAACTTTGTTTCGTCCCAACCATCGGCCGTTGCGAAACCAAACTCCTGACAAACAGCTACAGCTTCTTCTTGCGTCACTTGCATCTCAATACCCTCCAAATTTCAGAAACAGGTTTATTGTGTTTCACTATGTATCGTTCAATGATAAATGGCAGTACCAAGAGGAGAAGGCCCGTCTGTTGTTTCAACTTTAAGTTCGGTCGATGCCAAACACCTTACACCTTGTTTCTTGGTACTGCCAAAGATCCTTGTTCTCCTACATACAACTCACCATCAGCGGACAACCAACCGACAAACATCCAGCCACAGCAATTTGCCAACTTTCAGAAAACTCATCATCTCGTCGCTTCAGCAAATTGATTCTCGTCACTCCCTTCTCTCGATCCTCGTCCCCTACATTCAAACCAATAGCAGCCGTAACATGATCGTTCTTCGTTCGCGAATCAGAGAAATTGCCAGCTCGAATCAAGTTGGCATTGTATGATGCCGCATCTCCTTGAGTCGCCGTAACTACACAGCAATGATAATCTTGTGACAACCGCCGCAACCTTCTCCAGGTCTCATCGATTCCTTCCCGCTTCTCCATGCCATGAGGACAAGCCAGCAGATCTGCATAATCCAGTACCACCACGTCAGGCACCCATCCCTCCTTCTCGGCATTTGCAACATGAGCAGCCAATTGCTCTGCTGACAATGACCCAGATGAATGCACCATCAATCGCAGTCTTCCAATCTGGTCCAACCGATTCCATACTTTGAATGCCTTTCTCGCGTCAACTGCCTCCAGCTTCCTCTTTTCTATTATCGGACCCTCTTCGATTGTTTCAAATCTGATTGGCCACTTTACCTCCATTGTCTCTTTTGGTCGTCTGGCAGCACGTTGACCCAATCTTTTCAACACTTGTCTTCTGGTCATGTCACCGCAGTCAACCATCAGCACTCGTCTCTTCTGCCGAATAGCTCTGACTACGATGTCTTGCAACCACCATGACTTCCCCCGCCCGAATGCTCCGGTGATAGATACGAACGAATCTCGCGAAAAAATATTCCCAATAAATCTACCAAATGGATTTGGGAATTCAACCAACGGCCGGGCCTGTTCAAAATCAAAAGCATCTGCCCACAAGTCAAACTCTATGCCAGGCTGACAGACAGAGCCAATCCCCAACTCCACTCGCTGGAATGAATGAAACCTTTCTACTCCGTCTTCTATGTGCCCCAGCTCTATATCCGTTTCGATCTCCTCCATCACCTTCTGCATCTGAACTTTGTTAAAATACTTCCCGGCCAAATCCAATACATAGTCCGATGCCAACCGATCCTCTCGTTCCTCCTCGTCACTCAACACTCGAAGGAATTGCTCGGCCATGCGAATCGTTTCGTCGTCAGTCCGCTTATCAGCCCATTCTTGAAATGTTGCTTCAATACCCTGGCCAATTGGCTTGTTGTATCTGCCAAAATATCTCACGCACCATGCTGCCACCATGTTCTCCCACCGGCTGGCAAACAGACCTTCTGGCGTCCAACGAGAAGCTATTCTCGCACACACCGTCCGATCTGTTGCCATTCCGATCAATACTCGACGAGCATCATCTCCACTGTAGCGTATTGTTTTCATCTACTCGTCGTCATCGTCGTCATCGTCCCAGTCTTCATCATCATCGTCATCGTCGTCATCATCATCGTCGTCATCATCATCATCGTCGTCATCATCCCAGTCTTCATCATCATCGTCATCGTCATCCGGATCTATAACACTGGCAGCAAAAATATCTTCCTCCCAAACTTCTTCATCGGCGACTACTGTTCCGCCAATTTCAAACGAACTACTACTCTTGCATAACATCTTTCTTCTCCTTTGAAAAACAAAACCAAAAACACTTCCTCATCCCACTCTTCCTATTATTAAAGAGGTAATTTCTTTTTCTACTTCTGGGAAGTCCTCCACCATGACTGCTTTCATTTCTTCGGGCAACGGCAATCCCTTCCCAAACCGCTCCAACACTCGCCTGCGTATTTGATACAGCAGCAAGCCATCATACTCTTGCCCATCCCGTCCCACCTCTATTTTCAAAATCCCGCCATGCTGTGTGTTTCCCGGTTCATCCCACATGTTCTCGCGAGTGAGTTTCTTTCTGCCATTCGACGACATTCGTTTCATCGCAGAAGCAAACTTGCCTTCCGCAAACTTCTTTCTGAAAGTAGTGGCAGAAAATGCCTCCGGAATAAAATCACCACCGATGTGCTTCTTGTACCATATAATCGTATCGCGGATATCTTTTTCCGACACTCCATCGATTACTCTCATCTGACGGAATGTGTTTGCCCATTGCCGCAGGTTACTGTTTTTCTGCACCTTGCGATAAGAGCATACCACATCTGCAAACTTGTGGGCCGTTGTCTTGTCAAACGAAGATGGTATGTTTTTCTTTGGGCCAGAAGGAAGACCATTGTTCTTAGATCTTCCTTGGTCTTGAGAAGACAAGTCTTCAGTTGTTTGGTCCGGGCTTTTGGCCACGGACAAAGTCTTTTGTTTTTCTATGCTAGTAGTCTCTGTAGTAATCTCTGCTTCCTCTATATAGGAAACTTCCGTTTGGGAGTTTGGAAACTTCCGTTTGGGAGTTTGGAAACTTCCGTTTGGGAGTTTGGAAACTTCCGTTTGGGAGTTTCCACCTGGGTTGGGAGTTTGGAAACTCCCATTTGGGAGTTTGGAAACTTCTCCCTCTACAGCTTTATCAGCAACTTTACTATGGAGGGGGTCTTGGCTCTTCCCATATGCCGAGAAGGAAGTAGCCAAATGATCCCAATGCACTTCATAGAATATGGCCTTTTCACCATAACTCACTACTTGCCCATTCGTATTTTTATATGGTATCCTTCTCACTTCTGCGGACAGTATTCCCATGTTTATGAATTTTGCCACATTTCTTCGCAGGCGTTTTTCCGATTGGTACAATTCTTCTTTCCATTCATTGTAGCGTTTGTAAAAAACGCCATCTCCACATGAAGACCTGCTGGCCCAGTAAAGAATCTGGTTCAGATGCATTGCAGCTGAAACGTCGTTGTCGAGGAACTTGATGAGAGCGACAGGTACGGTCAGGTAATTTGATTGACCAAAGAAATCTGATGCCAACGTCTTGAAAGCTGTCTGAAAGTTCATCTCGCATTCCTTTTTGTTTTCATTGCAAATCAGATATCAAACAAAAAAGCCCATCTTGGCGTGCAACCAAGATGGGCTTCAGGAATCGGAAACCGACGAAGAGAAGGTTCCCTGCAACAAATTATGTGAAGAAAAAACGAAGCTTTCATAACTTCTCTTCATCACTTCTTGGATTCCTTTTGTTCTCCGCACGCTGACATCACTTCTCTTTCTCAAGCAGACCACTCAAAAACGAGAGGCACAGAGCCTGCTTGGAAGTGATTACCTCTATTATAGCAGAAACCTCCAATTTTACCTAAGTGTTTTTTCAGAAAAATAAGACGGCTTGCGTTCAGTCTTTTTCAACGTTCGGTTTAATTGCATAAGTTGATCTGCAATGATGTACAAGAGGGAAGCTGTAATGCAACCGAACAAGAGTACCAACCCTACAAGTTCATGGAATACAGTCTCGGCTTCGTGAAGGCACGAAATGCTTATGCAAATGCCAAGAGCCGTTCCACAGAGAAACATTGTTGCCAAAACCAATCGCAATACATCATTCATAGCTCATTCCCCTTACTCCAAAAATTTTCTCAATTCTGCCACTTCTTCATTCGTGGCAGAACCTGGATCATCTGATTCCAATTCTGCCACGATCGTTTCTCCAGGAAACGCTTGCAATTGTCTGGCCAATGAAGAGGCGGCCTGTTGAGCTTTCGTTCCTCTGTCAAGACAAACCACTCGCCGAGGAACAGAAGCAAGCTTGTGTATCTGTTGCATCGTGGGAATCATTCCAAACATGGCTACTGCTCCTGGTCCTATTCGCCAAACGTCTGATGGTCCTTCTACCACGATGACTGCCCCTCTCACATAGTCCCATCCATAGAGCAGTGTCTTAATCGGGAAAACCTCTGATGCTGGAGGAGCGTGAATCCACCGCATCTTCCCAGTCCCGATCGAACGGGTGGTCCATGACACCACCTCCCTGTCATAGTAGACCGGAATCCACAATCTCCACCCCAATTGGGGGGTTACTCCAAACCCCTGCAAGTCCCACAGCTGTTCAAGATGCTCCGGATCCAGCTCCCGTCCCCTCAGCCACCTTCTGTGTGGCTCCAGAAGGCGTCCTAATCCGGGGGGTATGAGAAGCCGTCCGCGTTGCCGGGCAGCCTGAGACGCTGTCCTGGAACGTTTGGGGATCTGCTTGACAAGATCCAAGGCTTGCCCAATCGATATCCTGGCTACAAGCGACAGAGCTTGGGGAAGAGAGTGGCCGCCACACTGCCAACACGATCCGCGAAGGGTCTGCACGTGGAAGGCCAAGTGGTATTTTCCGACCGTGCCACACCACGGGCAATCCAAACCCACCCAACCTTCTCGCACGTTGCGGTGAGAACCACCTTCCACGTATTGTACGCTCTGTTCTTCGAGCAGCTGCTTTAGGTCCATGCTATTCTTCTTCGAACAACTTCGATGAGATATCTTCAATGTACTCATCTGTTAGAAACAGTTCGACAAGCTCCCCTTTGGATGCTCCCTTGAATTTTATTCGGGCCGCGTTCAGTGTTCTTTCTGGATCAGATATAGCCAGCAGGCGGAGTTCATTCATTGAAGTATTACATAATTTCCGTACCTTGTAAGCCACATCGTATACTACGTCATTTGCATCTTTCCAATTCTCCATCTTTCAATCTTCTCTTTCTTCCGCAAGATGGCGGACAGGATCAGATCTTTGCAATCGCTGCTCTTGTTCGAAGCTCCTCCTCTTGTTGTACTTTCCTCTTTTGTTCACATTGACATGGTCTTTTGGTTCTCCACTGTTGGCAGATTGTCTTTTCTTCGTCTTGTAGGTTCTCCATCCATGCCCAATGTATTTGTCCCAACCTTTCTTGAACAATATTCTGTCTATGATAGGGATGTTGTCGTCAGACAATTCAAGCAATCCTTCTACAGCATCCAACGCCGTTTTGCTACCATACTTCGCTCGCTCCAACTTCCTCTTCAATTGCCCCACCGTTGGCATTTTCTTTTTGCTCATGGCTTTCCTTGAGGTTCAGTCCCGTGAAAATGGTTCTGCCAAATGCCGAACGCTTTTGCTGAGGACTGTCTTTGTTTGGGCAATCACTTTGCATGAACTGCTTTGCTCTTGATGAACACGAGCCTGCTTGGCCTTTCTTTGCTTTGCTTGCTCTGAGGTTTTAATGCTTCTCATAGCAACCTCCCATTATCCAAGGATTTTATCGTTATTATAAACAATGTGACGAATTGCAACTACGAGGACTTCACTCATTGTCAGTCCTTGCTCTACACAATGTAGCTTGAATTCCATCTTGAGCTTCTCCGGAACTCTGCTAACTATCAAGGTTGTGTATTGTATCTCTTTCTTATTATCGGAAACTTTAGATTTTGTGTCCATCACCTTTCTCCTATTCGAGAATACTTCTCCAGTAATTGTTCATAGACATTCAGTTCATCATCAGCGTCCTTTCCATCAAGTACGCCTGTTACGATTCGTTGTTTCCTTTCCAAAATCTGACACAAGTCTTCTTCTATTGTTTTTGCTGCAATCAACCACCAAATCCAAGTTGGTCTTGACTGACCTATACGATGTATTCTGTCTGCGGCTTGCATCATGTTGGCCGGCACCCAGTCCAATTCACAGAATGCAACCGTAGAGGCGGCAGTTAATGAAATGGCCACCCCAGCTGCTTTGATGTTGCCAATACACACCCTCGTAGCTCGATCCGACTGAAACTGTTCTACGACTGCCTTTCGTTTCCGTCCGGAAATTGAACCATCAATCACGACTGACTTCGCTTCAACCCGACGTGCAAGTGCTTCTATCATCTTTCGATGTACTGTGAAGAGTACCAACTTTTCATCTGGGTAGTTCATTAACCATTCATTGGTCCAATCTACCATGGCCCGAAGCTTGAGCCTTGCGGCCAAGCGTTTTAACTCTCCCAACCGTACCAATGCTTCAGCTTTCTCTGCCTTCGCAAGTCGAGCTGGGTCTCTTTGTCCCAACCAAGACAAGAATGATCCAGAAGCCTCTTGATACTCTGCCTTATCGGGAAGAGTGAGCAGATGCATGCGATGTGTTTTCTTCGGTAGCTCTTTCAGTACGTCTTTTTTCAAGTATCGTACCATGCCAACCTGCTTCAACAAATCATTCAGTTCTGGTATCCTGCATGCTCCATCGTACTTCCATCCCCACGGGGTCCATCGTGGTTTGCAATACTCGTGAGCATAGGCCAACTGTGAAGGGAAGATCGATGGCCAAAGCATTTGCAATATCGGGAACAATTCGATCGGGCGGTTCGTCAACGGCGTTCCCGATATGGCAATCATGTTGGTAACATCTTTCGACAATAACTTGACAGCCTTTGTTCTCTTGGTCGTCGGGTTCTTACAGAAATGGCACTCATCGACAAACAAAGTACGGAAGTCAAACTTGCGAAGCATCCCCATCCATTGATGAAGCACGTCATAATTTACAATTATAAGTTTGGGCTGCATTCCTGCTATCTTCAACGGCTTCGGCTTCGTTCCTTCAATTACGTAAGGATGAATATTGAGGTTGCTCAAAGCTTCATGTTCCCAAACGTATTTGGCTGATGCTGGACATATAACCAAACCTCTGTCAGCTTGAGCATATCGTTTCCACCACCAGAGGCTGGTGAGAGTTTTGCCCAAGCCCATCTCGTTGGCCAACAAACTCCGTCCTCCAAAGTCTTCCATCTTCTCGATGGATTTGATTTGATAGGGTAATGGTTTGATTTTCATTGCTTGCCAAAGGGAAAGGGATAGTCAGTTGATCTACCAAGAAGGGACTTCTTCTTGCGTCGACGCATCGTGTTCTCTAGTGTTGTCCGGCCAGTCTTGACAAAATACCGAACTTTATCAGCTACATCACCATGACGCGGACACGTCACCCCATCGGGCAAGTGGAAATAGCAACGGCCACAAATACTGCCGTCGCCGGTTTGCTCGTTAATTGGACAATTCATTTTTCATCTCCTACTTTGTCAAAGCAGTTCGAATCTCATCGAATGATTCTATTACTCGCTGTGCCGACCAACCCATCCCACACAGCAAGTTACGCAGAGCCATGCGAATCTCTCGTGGGCCTTCCTTCTTTCCATCCATATGACCAAACACATCGAAGACAATCCTGACCACCACCTTGGCATCCTCTGAAAGTGCTTGAATGTCGAAGCTGGGTTCAGCAATCAGTCTTCGTCTATCAATCAATTTGTTAGATGCTTCATAGCTGAGATTTGGGGTCGTCCAATGAGGGGCTTCTCTTCTCAACTTGGCAGACAGAGTATGCCAAATATTACACCAAAGCCAAGTCGTGAATCTGTTTTTCAAGCGATAGTCAAAGCTTTCATAGGCTACACTGAATGCCACGCAGGCCTCGCCATGCCACTCGTCATATTCAGCTCGAACAATCTTCTTCTTCCGAAGAAAAGTGTGTACCACGGTATGGATCATGTTTTCAACATCTAGGTACGTTTCCGTCACTTGACGTTCTATTGCTACAGTAGTAGTTTCAATACCCATCGTTCTCACTCCTTTCAATTACCTTGAATAACAACTCCAATAGCATGTCCATTCAAAATCTCAGCTAGTGCCGACGCTGTTGACTTTGATGAGTATGGTGATGCTTGTGAGCATGTCCTTTCTTCGATTCAATTTCCGCAGAGCCGCCGAGCATGTCGGTCAAACTTTCCAACAGCTCATCCGCAGACAAATGATTTTCCCCACTGACAGCATCAGTTTCGATTGAAACCGTACCATCTTCCAGTATCTTCCACTTGATTGAGTCGGTCATTTTCGCAACACTCCTTTCTGTTGTCCTGACTGTTGCTTGAATTGCCACCCTTGAAGCTTGGCAGCACGCTGCAAGGCTTTCTTGCTGTACTGTTGCTTGAGCTGATTGAGCTGAAACTGCTGAAAAATATTTACTTTAACTGTTTGGGTTGTCATGTTAATCAAGAAAGCTGGTGTTACACCGGCAGGATTCACTGATAAACCATCAAGATGAGCTTCGCAACTCCACCCCAGAGCTTGCACTGCAGATCTCAGCAAGCTCAAGTGCTTGGCTTTGAACTCCACGCTCATCATTCGCATTTCATAACAAGGCATTTCAACAATCCTCCTCAAAAGAGATAACACGAGCCGGCCCACTTTGAATGAGAGAGTCCAATCCAGCTTTAACTTCATCCATTCTGCGACTGACAATGTCTCGTATGGCATCGTCTTGCCGCAATGCTTCGCCCATCATATCATCCCTTTTCAACACTTGACGGGCTCGGGCAACCAAGGCTTTCAGTTCTTGGTCGTCCAACACGTTTCTCCTGTCGAACAACTCCAAGAATTCAACCACCTTGTCTACAGCTGAATCTTTGAGTATCCGCTTTTTTCCATCTGGAGTGGGTTGCAGTTTCTCGGCCAAGTGGGAGACCAACTTGAGCATGGATTCTCGCAAGGCCAACTTCACCTCGTTCTCTGCTTCAACAAATATCTTTTGCCAACGATCTCGTTCTTGTTGGTAGACCGCTTCACTGAGCTTCGCTTTACCAGGTGGAGAAAAGTCAAACAACTTTCGCTCGACCCAGAATGCTCGTCTGAATTGCGTTGGTTCCAGATAGTCGTCCTCTCTGTACAGTTCTTTCAGATCTTGTCGAGCATCCTGCTTCAACTGTTCATACTCCAACAGCAAAGCATCGATTTCGGCATTGTACTCAGTCTGGGCTTCATCCAGTTTCGCATAGACTTCATCGAGCATCCCCACCGGAATCAATTCCGTACCCCGCTTCAGAGGACAAGGTATGGCACGCTTGTGCAACCAAACCGTGAACTTGTGAGCGATGCTCATGGCTTTCTTGTAGTAGTCACTCGTGAATATCTTTTTGCCAATGGAGAACTTTTCTTGGTTGGGTTTGTCTCCACTGTCTGAAATCTGTCTACTCTCCAAAGCAATCACTTCGGCTTCACCTCGTCGGACTTGTCGATGTTGTCCGGTTTGATGAAATGTGATTGCCAAGCACACTGTGTTATCGAACAACTGATTACTCATGATTGTTCTCCTGATATAAAGATTCTAATTTTAGAATCCGTTCATCAATTTTCTTTGCCTGCTCCTTCAGCTTACTTAGCCGCTCGGGTATTTGGTCTTTCTCCTTCTCCCGCTTAGCTCTGATCTCGGCCCGCTTAACAATACGTTCAGCATCCATGAGAAGTCGTTTTGTCATACCAGGAAAACTCAGAGACTCGGCCACTTTGGATACCTGTATAAGCAGATCCTTAGCCTTAGAAGCTTCTCGTCGAATCTGCTCAGCCTTGGATTGTTTGATTTTCAATGTCATACTATACTTTCACACTCCGTCCTTTTCCCCCAGTCTCCGGAGCTCGATACAATCCTGGAAACGAGGCTGACAGGAAATTGCCATCTGCCAAATTCTGAGCATCTTGAATAATACTCCGAGAAGTCTTGCCCACCGGAGCAATGAACTGCGAAGCATACCCCAACGTCGAACCCATCTTCATGGCTCGCTCGCAGCAGTTCCGTATGTCAGAACCAGCATACATCCGATCGTTTGGTTGTTCTTCATCTTCCGGAACTTGAAACTTCTCTCGATGTATTGGCCAGATCCAATCCCGCTCCTTCTCACCTGGAAAGTCGAACATCCAAATGCCACCCCGAAATCTTCGGAGCAACTCGCCGGGAACCGTGTTCAACCGATTGGCAGTGGCTACGAAGAACACTCGATCAGAACCGATGGCCTTGATCACGCTCATGGCTTCTCGCACATACTTCTCAGACTCTCCCACGAGAGAACCTTTCGTTGCATTCAAGTCCAACGACAAACTCAACGTACCGAATGTATTGGCAAGAGCTTTTGAATACAGGGACTTGCCGGCACCAGGGCAACCGAATGCCACGATCCCATCCCACTGATTGTCTTCCATCGAGTTGAGAACAACCTGTAAAGCATCCTGGCTTGTTCCGGAGGAGTCTCCTTGGCTGCCAGCCATTACTTTTTCGATCTCTTCCACTCGCACGACCAGGGCCGGCGGATGTGGACCATCAAACAGAGCTTGGCCAAACTTCTTCACTTGTGACAGCCCTCCGATATCATCAAAGCATTCTCGTCCACGATCGACACTCAATCCTCGCGTCTGTTCAATCATCGCTCGCCTGTTTTCCGAAAGCATGTCAAAGTCGAATCCATCTGGCCGGAGTGACATGGCCACGGCTTGCTCGGCGAGAAAGGCTGAGAGACCAATCGTTGAATCGGCTACTTTGTCAAGCACCTTGCCTTCAGTTTCAGTCCGCTCGGTGTTTGCTGAAATAGCAGCACTGTCCATCAAGCAGGCTATTTCTCTCAACTCTACTCGGTCTGGAAGATCTTCATCCATCACTACCACATCCCCTTGCAGCGTGATGGGTAGGCTAATCTGACGAGCAAGAAGCACCAACGTTCGACCGCTCCTCTTGTATGGCTCCCGAAGATTCCAGATGCCCTGTATCACTGGCGGCTCGTTGATCCAAGCATCCGCCTGGAGGAAACATACCACCGTGCCATCAGGTAGTTGGGAAGCTACTTCCAAAAAGCCAACCGGATTGCCATCAGCTTGATCCTTTTCCACGGCTGCAACTGCCTCACGTCCTCGCTCATTGACCGGACTCAAGCCGGCAATGCAATCCCATGCTACGATCGGGCTGTTGCCGTTG